CCCAGCTGTACTCGTTTACGAGTGTCTTCAGTTAACCCTAACTTATGTCTCCTTTCGGGAGATCAACAAGCACTAGGAACACAGTTATTAGAAATAACCCGTCTTCGCACTTGCTCATAAGTTGCGACTCTTTGACCAGTATTCCAATACGTTAGTAAAGGAAATGCGAGTCATCTTGTCTATACATACCGCAATCATTCTCCATCATGTCGTAAGTTGCCCAGATTGCTCTGGACGCGTCACGGATGAAGAGATTGAGCTGTTTACCAGCTTGCTTAGACCAACGTAGGTCAAGACCTACAATTGGTGACATTTCAAGTAACTTCAGTGTACCCTCATGAGTTATAGGAATCTGATGGATCTCAGCTTCGAATCTTTTGGCGTTTACTGTTTGTCTAATTAAAGACTCCAGATACAACCAAAATCCGGGAGCTAAGAGAATCGCAAGGGCTTCGTAAAGCCCATGGACTAATCCACGAGTGGCCGTCTTGCGCCAGAAAACACTCCAAAAGTGTTTCTCTGCAAGCTCCGCTTGGATGATAGCATCTCTTGCTCTTCGGAGCACGACGGTTCTAATACCTTCGTGTAAACTATACTGGAAACAAAAGGGATCTACGCTTCTACCATAAGTGATCCAACTCAACGATTGCTCGTTCAGTTGGCGTGTGGTGTTCAGAAGCCCCTTAACTCCAAAACATGTCCATAATGCTACATAGATGGCACCTCTCGATTTGAAAGGTACATCTGTTAGCAGATTACGAACCATGCTAGAAGTATTAGCCAATGATTTTTGGTTCAGCTCTGTCATGAATGCCCCGATCAACGCCGGTTTTCTCATAATGGACAGGATTGCTCCTGCTCCAATTGGAGACAGATCAGTTGTTGGAGTTACCCATCTTTTGGCAAACTCAATAAGTTCTTTCGATCTTACTGTTTTGCTCATATTGATAGATACTCCTAGAGACTTCATCAAAAGAAGATACTCATCGGCTACTTCGTTATGGTTGATAACGATATCATCACCTAATAAAGCATACTTCGTGAAATCACTAATTCCCACTCTCTTCGCCGCCAGTTTAACTATCAGATGATGAGTTAAAGCTAGCATAGCAAAAGAAGAATAGGCACCCATTGGTTGCCCAACGGCATATCTGATTGTTTCATTACGATACTCCCACGGTAAGTTAACCAGGTTTCTCCATAACGAGCCATCAACACCTAATAGGTTTAAGATGTCGACTTGTAAATCAATAGGCAATCGATCCGTTGCTGCGCTAAGATCAAAGCATGAGAAATCATGCCCAATATTGAAGCTACCTCTTAATAAATTAAGAGGACCTATTTGGTCTTTTGTTCCATCTTGTGGTACATCTTTCAAGAATCTATAAATAGAATCATGAAGAGGACGCAAGCACAATTGAATCCAAAAGCTAGGCATTGCTACAATACGAGCTTTTCCAGCTTGATCATAGACGACAGATAAACGTCCGATCGGAAGCTTAGAACCCGCACCTATCAGATATAGAGTTACGTAGATGGGTCCTAATAGGATCCAAATAGTTATCAAGGATACAATGTATAAATATGCTTTACCAGCATATAATGCACGTATCACTGAGATGGCTATAACAGGGTGAAAGATCAATGCTAATGCATCAATCCCAGAACCCCACGTTGCTCTTTTCGCAATAGGACCAGCAGATTCGCTGATAAAACCTCGGATAACACCGAAAGATATTCGATGTCCTTTAACGAAGTTTCAAACAAGTGACTTTGGTAAAACCAGAGTCTTGTTAATCCCTGAAAACGGTTCTAAAATTGAACTCAGATCAGGTTTAACTCTTGTAGGAAACTGTCGATAAATGTTCAAACAAGTAAGAATTGCTTTGGTAATTATTACAGACTTCCCTGATGTCCCGAGAAGGACACGTAGGTTAGAAGGTATAATCACCGGCAACCCATAGCGGTTCTTTCTGACACGAACTTTTCCATCACGGAAAGTTGTATCAGGAGTTCCAGCTAGAAACATAACTACTAAACGACTACACTCTTTCAAGTATAGAAACGTGAAGTTAAAGCCATTAGTTTTAATTAATGACTGAATGTTAGTTCCTAGTTTTAAGATGCTCTGATTCTGATCGCTAAGTCTAGTTAACCAAATAGTGTACTTGAAGAATTTCAATACCTCTTTGGAAGTAATCCATCCATCTGACACCTTTTTAATAACTCTAAATTTTGTTGCAAATTTATTTGTAGCGATAATTTATTGTTGATTAAACTAATAAAGGTCATAAGGTTTTAACTATGCCGAGCTGCTAACACAGCACTCGTGAGATGTGAGTTATTACATACTCCGATTGTATTCCTTTATTAGGGTGATATT